CACTCTCTTTGCAGTGTCGCGGCGGCGGGTTCACCGTTAAAACGGACGATAGATCCGGGGTTTCTCGCTGGGAGATATATGCCAGGAAGATTGCCCTTCTCTTGTAGTTCTTTTAATTGTTTCGGTGTCATCGAAGAGGGATCATAGAACGTTTGACCCAATGCATTATGAAGGTGAGACTCTAAAATCAATTCAGTAGTTTTGTTTCTAATGATCTGTGGATTGGCGAGAAACCACGCATCGCCGTAACCCCAGATCGAGTTCTCTCTTGGATTACATTGGCCGACCTTGAATGGAAACTCGAGGTCGGTATCTTCGCCGGGATCGTAATAGATATAGTTCGAATGTCTTAAATAAATCCCCTGATCTTCTCCCGCCCACCAGATCACGTGTAATCCTGTTCCCTGGTCTTTCTCATCAGGATCTAAAAACAACGGAGAACCTTTGTACCACGTTTCAATCTCCGGGCACATCTCACTGCGGGTGTCGCCATAACCAAATCCTTGTTCGTCCTCCCAAAATCCGTCAAGACGATCATCTTCAGCGATAATCTGAGGGTTGATCAAGTGCCACTTGTCCGGATAATTTTCTTTGTACCATTCGAGCGGATGCCAAGTAGCTGTATGGCAACGAATACCATCATTGATGTTGGTTGAGGAACAGTTTGAGGAAGAGACGCGTGCATCAGGGATGAACATCAGAGGATGAATATAGGGAGCGCGGATCTCGCCGTTCCACCGGTTGGGTCCCTGGCCGCCGATCCAGGTCGAATCCCAGAATGGATGTTTGATGATCGTACCGTAGAGGAAATACCAGAGATAGGCTTTAAATCGGTTGTCCTCTAGTTTATTCTTAGCGAAGATGCTCTTCTTAATATCACTCATGACGGACGCGTCTTGATCCGCCGTGGGAACATCCTGCACCGTGGGGATGTCTATTAATTCAATGTCTTTGATAAAGTTTGCCGCTTGACCGGTGATCATCGCAAATATGATATTCTCCACGGCATTAGGCTTGCCTTGCGCTTCGGTACGGGAACGAAGAACCTCGCCATCAGGACCCATCACTGACCAGTGATCGCCTTTGTAAAACAAGTACATCTGCTTCATCTCGTCTACATAGGGTCTTTTGGCGTTCTTGTCTTTACGAAACCAGTTGCGTACCTCAACCGTGGCGGACTCTTCTTCGATAGAATTGGAGTCACCCAGGTCTTGTCTTTGTTCTTGTTTTTTCTGGATCTCTTCTGCTTCGTAATTACGAATTGATCCCTGGTTTCTAGATCGCTTGCGATTGGACATGCGATCACCTCAGCTCCAATGGACTGTCTTGGTAAATCTCGATATAGTGATCAGTGACTTTACAGACACCCTCAATAGGAATGAACTTGGTAGCGTTGGCAAATAAATCGAAATGACGGCCGCAAAAAGATAGGGGTATGCGAATACACGATCCATCGCCTAATTGATCCTTGAAGGCTTTCAATGCACATTTAAGCACATCGTTGTCACGCCGCAGATCAGCACATTGATCGTTTAGCTTCTCACATCTTTTTTCTAGTTTATCGTTCATTCGTCGTCATCTCCTAATTCAACCTCACCCTTCTTTAACTCTGGCTCGGGTAGTCCGTCAATCCAGTTGTAAAGAAGAATTTCGGTTTCCATAATCTCTTGGCAACCGCGTGTATCATTCTCGGTCAATTTGTTTTCAAAGGCTTGCGATAACAAAGTAAACTGTTCGATAAATCGTTTACGGAAGTCGATCATATCGCCCAAAACCTCGCTTTCGGTTCGATGTCGTCGTCGTCATCGTCGTCGAAGTCTTTCCTCGCTTGCGGAAACTTTCCTGGTAAAAATGGAATAGAATCAACTGGTAATTCATTCCTGATGTATTCAGCAATCGCCAGGGCCATAATCAGATCGTCGTGCTTATTGTTCATCGCCTCCGCTCTGCCGTGCTCGTTGCGAACGAATGTCAGCATCTCTTCCAGTGTCGGTATGTCGTTGATCGTCTCAATGGATTCACGAACGTGTTTAACTAGGTTACTGATGATCAACGGTCGTGTTAGCTTAGTGGTCATGAAACCATACTTATGAGACAATTTCCCGGTGTAAGAGTCTGGTGCCGTTTCACGAACGTATTGATTTGGATATTGAAGGCGATCCAATTCCTTGATTGGATATGAGGAAAAGTTGCACTCAATCGCCAATAGAGCATCGTTGTAGTACCGGCCGAGAGCGTACATCTGTTGAGCGTATAAATCTTCATCAAACTTATGCTGTAAGACCGCGCACTGGTTGCCATCTTGATCCAGAACTTGACCGGTGAAATAGTCCGATCCCTCGCCTGCCGTATCACCGCCTAGCACGTAGAGGCCTGTTTCGGGATCGTGATACATTCGGACATAATCACCATTAGTCCACTGATCCAATTCAAACATACCTGATTGATGACGACGACCGCGCAACTCATTGATCCTTTGCGTGACAATCGCGGCAGGAAAGATGGTCTTGCCTGTCACGCCCCATTCACCCAGACCGTAAACTGTGTAGTAATACTCGTCAGTAATTTTAAACGACTCGATCAGGCGAATGTACTCAGCATCAATGAAGCGATTGTCTTTGTATGTCGAGCGATGCGCCGTGGTCTGATCCTGGTCTATTGTATCGCGTAACCAATGCGTAATGCTAACAGGATTGAACGATTGGATGATCTGCTTGTAATGTTTTGTTCGACCTCTCAGTCTTAAATCTAATTGAATGTGATCGGCCTGTTCTAGCTCCGAAGCTTCTTCCTCCCATATCGACGTGATTCCTTGAATAGATTTTAGTTTCTCCACATCATCTAAACCTGCGAATATTATTCGATTTCCGTTTCTGCATGAGATTTCCATGTCAGTTTTATTGACGGTGAAATACTCGCTCAGTCCCCATTGTGAAATAATACTTTGAATCTCAGCGAAGCACGATTGTCTTAAGGTCTTGGCAACTTTTCGCACCACTAAGATTTTATGCGGTCTTTCCGACAGAATACGAACAACTGTTTTCTGCGCTGCAAAGACGGACTTACCTGAGCCGGCGCCTCCGTAAAGAATTAAATATCGTGAGGTGTTAGAAATTAATGGATAGAACGTATCGTTCACCCATTGCGGCAAGGTCATTAAATCGATCAATAGACTCGACCGAGGCAGAAAGCACCCAACATCAGCAATAGCACGAGTAGCGCCATGTAAGCGTCCATGATTGACCTCCTCTTGAAACACCTCTTATGATGCGTTTTAAGCAGGGTTAAATTCGACTGCCGTATGATTGTACCTGGTCAGATTAGCTGCTCAACTTGGCGTATTTCCTGCGATTCTCTCGTTATTTCTTTTTCGGTATTGTCGCGGTGTGATACTGAGCTGAAACCCTTGGTGTTCCAGGGCCAGGCAAAGACTTCGGCAGTGCGTTCGGATGCTGCATCGTCGCTGTCTTGCGAACAGGTGTTGCCATCTTAGTCATTTTCTGTTTACTTGGTTTGGCTTTCATCGTCGGTTTGATGTTTTTGGTGGCCTTGATAATCATTTTAGGTTTATCAATCCCTTCTGATTTTGAAATACGCATGAGGATGCGCTGTAAGCCTTAATAAACATGGCCTTAATAGGATTGTACCTGAGCCAGAATATCACCAGATTCACTAGGATTGGATCCTAGAAAACAATACTTTAGCTACTCAAGTTGTCCCCTTTCCTTTGATTGCCTCTCGAAATCAGCAGCGGATGGTATTCCTTTAATCTGGTCGTCGATTGTTAGCGGCCTGCAATCCGGCGGCAGCTTGATAATCACATCCCATGATCCGCTAAAATCCTGTGTCGGCTTACCGTAGGCACGATCAAAGATGATCTCAATGATTCTGATGATGATTTCCTGCTTAGTCGTCGGATCGTCCAACATTCCATTCATCTTCAGCAGAGCCTTCGGAGCCAGAGCAATCGCCAGGGCGCGGAACTCTTGCAGTGTCTGGGGTCGACCGCCCGGGTTTGGTGACTCTGCACCTGCTATCCAACTAGGATTTCCCTTTGCCATGATTGAATCCGCCTTTTGTTCTCATAATTTTCAATCTGATACACAATTCCTTTACTTTCCTTATTCCATGCAGGTTTCATGCCTCTTAAAAGATAGGACTAAAATATTTTAAATATCTATTGACAACATATTAAAACCTTGGTATACTTAGACCATAGAGAACCGGTCAACCCGGCAGAGGAAAGGGAGATAATGAAAACAATGACCAAGCAAGAAGCCATTGAGTACATCAAAGCTAACACCCCTGCTCTGGATTATCATTATCGGGAGTGCTTCGCAGTCCGCGGCGACGATGTTATCCCTTCACGGCGTTTTAGGCGGTCATGGAATCGTCCAGATGGCAACAAAACAAGCCGTCTGCCTGGTGTCTGCGCCTGCCACGTCTGTGAGAATGACATGTTTGGTGACTGGGAAAAGGTTGACTCTCTCCCGGATGTCAGTGGATATGGCAAATACCGTTACCTCTTGCAAGGGTATATTTATGATGAGGGTAACGATGAATGGAACGGCGAGATAATACTGACTGAGCATAAGATTATTGCTCAGATTGTCGATTAACCGCCTCTGGGCGGTTGCAGGATAAACAGCCGGTCAACCCGGCAGAGGAGGACAACAAAATGGCAAACGAGATCAACACAACCAAATCCTACTGCATCACGATCAACTATGACGCCGCATCAGATTGCGGCCAGGTGGCCGGTAAGCATCTCAGCGGTGGGGAGCCAACCATCATGTCAGGCAAAAAAGTGGTGCTGTTCCGCCGGGCATTCAACGGCAAGGACGTTGCGCTGACCTACGAGAATCGCC